GGGCTAAAAGAAACCGTATTCTGCAGAAATATACGAGGTATAATCCTCAGACAGGCAGCGTTGTAACAACGGATTATGTGGCGATTCAGGCGGAAACCGTTTTTGCTTCGCTTGTGGAGCAGCCGGAGAACAAGCCGATAACGCTTGAGAACCTGTTAAGCGAAGGTGACAATGGAGTTCCGATAGCCTTAGGCGAGTTGCTTAGCAGAATAGCGAATAGGCTTAGTGTTGTGTCAGTTGACGAGACAAAAAACTGTTAAGGGCTATGAGACGCGGGAAACCGCATGAAGCCCTGACTGAGTTTCGCTTGTGCAAAGAGTTCGGTTGGACTATTCAGCAGCTCAAGCAGCAGCCGGCTAAGAGGTTGCAGGAGTTTCTTGTTATCCTTAGCGAAATTGATAAGCAGTCGCAGGAAGAGATGGAGAAAATGAAGCATCAAGGTGGTTTTAGATGAGTATTGAATGCACTGTTACAGTTAATGATGAGAATTTCGCAGGCAACATGGAAAGCTTCAATCAATGGCTAAATTATTATGTTCAATTAGCTTTAGAACAGAATGCACAACAGATTGCTTATCGTGCCCGGCAACTTGCCCCAGTACGCACTGGTCGTTTAATGCAAAATATCTATTCTCAAGCAGTATCAACGTGGGTTGTCAAAATTTTTTGTAGTGTTCCTTATGCTCTTTTTCAAGAATTAGGTACACGATACATTCAGGCTCGCTTGTTTTTGACTCGAGCATTGCAAGAATGTGCTCCTAATCTTTTTTCTTTACTTCAATTAGCGGTTCAAAATGCAGCAGTGGATGCTAGATCATCATGAGTTTAGGCGAGATAAGCGTAACGATTCAGGCTGTTAATGAAGCTACGCCTACGTTTCAGGCGATCGGCAGTGATGCAACTGAGATGGGTAATAATGTGCGGGCGTCAGCTTCCAGCTTTGACGATTTGGGAACTCACGCTGAAGCGACTACGGTGAAGCTTTCAACTGTGGCTCGGGGCATAAGCAGCGTTAGCAGTTTAGGCTTGGGTTTAACAACGTTGGCGACTGATTTCGGGTTGGTTGACTCGCAGACGACTAAGTATGTGCGTACGATTCTGGCGACGATAACTGTCGTGAGCGAAGTGGCCCGCTTGATAAGTTACTCAACGGTTTTGACAACGGGGCACACGGCTTCAGTAGCTTTGGATACTTCAACGGAAACAGCAAGCGCCGGAGCAAGCTTGGCTTCGACTGTAGCTACAAACATTAAAACGGCGGCCACGTGGCTTGCGACTACCGCGGAGAATGCTCTCAACATTAGTCAGGCTACTTTTCTAGCGTTGACTGGTATTGGGATAGCTGTGATTATTGCCGCTGCGGCTGCTGTGGCTTATTTTGCTTCGCAGATGAATAATGCAACTGCAAGCGTGAATGCATACAATTCAGCGGCTACTAACACGACTACTAACATGACGAGCATTTCTAGGGCTGGACAACAAGCTTTGTCTCGACAAGGCGTTGAGAGTGCAACACCATGAGTGTTGACATTCCAAAAATGACTATTGCACTGGGTTCTGTCGGCGTTTCTCAGGGCGACGTTGTTGAGGCTAAAGTGCATTTGGGCGCTACGAAAGAGGTTAGCAGCTGGGAGCTTAAGCTTCAGAATTGGAACGGAAAATACAGTCCTAATGGCGCTTATCCGCTTAATGTGGGTCAAGACGGCTATATCTGCATTGGTAGAGGCAGCAATGTGCCTCAGCTTATAACAACGCGTACAGAGAGCGTAAAGTTTGATTCTACGCCGTCGGAGTATTATGTTACGGTGGCTGGAAGATGCTGGGGCGAGAAGCTTTTCCGTTATAACATAACCAAAGACTACTCTGGCTACAAGGGCGAAGCAATCGTTAAAGACATACTTGATTACTATTCGGGGATAAGCCATGTACGTGGTGGCGTGGAGCTTGTTCAGAATACGGATACAACTTTTACGGCTCTACAGGTTTCGGATAAGCAAGCATGGACTCTTCTGAAGGAAATAGCGGCAGAAAGCGACCTTGCAGGCGTTATCGGCTATGATTTTCGTACTACGCCTGATGGGAAATTCGAGTTTTTCCCAAGAGGCAGCAAAACAAGCCCTGTAAGCCTAGCAAACTTGATAGAGTCTTATGAGTACTGGAAAGAAATTACAGCAATTCGCAACAAAATTACAATTTATGGTTCTCAGACTAAGAGTGTACCTTTACTCAAGGTTGATTGGACGCAGAGCTTGACGCCGACGGATGGTGTTTGGACTGCGCCTGTTGGCACTCTGAGCTTAGATACTAGCGGTATAGGTAGCCCCTACTGTGTAAAATGCAGTGTCAGTAACAACTATTTTGCAGAGTTGCTTTTTACGTTGAATACTGGGCATTTGGTTAATGCTGTGTTGTATCCTGAGCTTGACTTTGCTATTCAGATAGAAAGTTACTTTTCAGGGCTTTGCCAACTTGTGCTTTATGATTCTTCCGGTCGGACTGCTAGTCGCATGTTTAATATTCAGTCTCCAGGCAATGGTGGCTCGGCTGATAAGTGGACTACTGAAAGCTTCGATGTTGGGTCTTTGAATGCGTCTGATTGGAGTCTTTCTTCATCGAGTTTTGATTGGACGCAGATTTGGCGCATGGCCTTTTACTGTATGCCTACTTCGCCTACAGGCTCTGGAGCGTTCTGGGTTGATAAGGTCTATTTTGGCGGGCGCCGCTATAGCAGTGTTCAGCAGGACTCGGGAAGCCAATCTGCTTATGGTACTCGAGAATATATGGATACTAATGAGGAGCTCTACAGCGATAACGAGTGCGCATTAAATGCGCTAGCAACTTTGGCTTACATGAAGGATCCGTTCGAGTACATAACTCTGAAGAGCACGGTTATTGACTATGGTAGTAATCCGATTTTCCCAGCTGACAAGATTGCTGTTTCTTTGCCGAACGAGAATGTTAACGGCAACTACCGTATTTTAAGCGTTGAATATGATGTTAAATCAGCTTCCCAGGAGCTTGAGATTACTTTGGAGCTTGGTCATGAGAAGGCGTTGTTGGCGGATTATTTGTATGCTTTGCGGTCTAAACTGGGCAGCGTTAACAGGTACAAGGTTGCGAGTGCGTGGTAAGAAAAGCTTTTGGAGTGTGTAGGACTTGAGCGTTTGGGGCGGCGAGTCAATTCATGATGCAATTTTAAGCGCTTTAACAAGTGCTCCCACGGGCAAGAAAATTGCAAAATACGGCTTTACTTGGAATGGGGATGGCACGGTTGCCACAATCAAAGCCTATGACGGCAGTGGCGCTTTGCTTTTTACGCTTACCTTTTCTTGGAATCCTGATGGCACTTTGAGTGAGGTTTCACGGTCATGAAATCATGGCATAAAAATGAAAATTTGGAGGAATGAAAACGAAAAAACTAAACGATAAAATTGGTTGGAAAGCCCATTGGACAATAACCAAGTTCAAGGACCCAGACGACAAAATCGCTAACGCAATTCACAACGGCTTAACTGTGGAAGAAGCTAAAGTCTTGTATCCAGGCGCTTACTTTGGCACAGAAGAAATCGACCATAACGTTGCTTTGAACGAAGGCTTACAGTTGCTTATCGGTTTGATCGCGGGCACGACTGGTGACACGGGCAGTTTATGGGATAATGCGCATGCTTATCTTGGCGTAGGCGACAGCACTACGACTGCGGTCGCGACTCAGACAGGTTTGCAGGCAGCCACTAACAAGACTTACAAGGCGATGGATTCGACTTTTCCGACTCGTGCAACTCAGGTTTGTACTTGGCAAGCTACATTCGCAAGCGGTGACGCGAATTATAGTTGGCAGGAATACACTGTTGTTAACGCTTCAACTGACTCAGGCAAGAACTTGAATAGGGTTTGCGCGGATAAAGGCACTAAGGCTTCAGGCGAGACGTGGACGTTGCAGTTAGCAATAACGTTCAGCTAAACTTTTCTTCAACTTTTTGGTGTGTGTATGGATGGTTAAGCATAGTACTGTAGTTACGGGCACGAATAATGGAGCATACCAGGTTAGTGTGAATGCTTGGAACGCTGAGCATGACACGCCTGCTGGCGTTGTTTGGTTGTGGGCTGGCGCAATTGCTAATATTCCAGCGAACTGGCTGCTTTGTGACGGCTCCAGTCTTTCACGCACCACTTATGCTGTATTGTTCAATGCGATTGGCACGATTTACGGTTACGTAGATGGAAGCCACTTTAACCTGCCTGACTTACGCGACAAATTTGTGGTTGGCGCTAAACAGGATGTTAGTGGTGTTCCAGAAACTAATTTGACGGGTTCCTTAACCGCTTATGGAGGCGCAGTTACTCATCATCATGCAGACCACAGCGTCACGCAGCCTGCCATTTCTAATCATACGCTTACTCAACCTGTAATATCCGCTCATACTTTAACTCAGCCTGTTGTAGCAGCGCATACTTACACTACTTTTGCAGCGAGAACATCCTCAGCATCAACCTCAGCCGCTATATCAGCAGTAACAACACACAGTTTAACAACTAACGTTGCCATAGATGCACATGCCTTAACCACAAATGTCGGCATCGACGCGCACGCTTTGTCCACCAATGTGGCTGTAAGTACCCATGACACGTTATCTGCGCCTCAACCCTACTACGCCATGGCATACATCATAAGGGCGGATTAATCGGCATGACAACTGACAAAGGTATTGGAGACTTTCTGAAACCCACCATCGGGCACAAGCAAGACGCTATGAAAAATGCTCCCACTGTTGTAATTACTAAAAACAAGAAACAACTAAAGGAAATTTATAAGAATGTGACTGAATCTGTCCTTGTCGCTTGCCCAACATACCGAGGCAAAAGTTATGCTCTTGAAGCTTACATTCGCGCTTACAATGACTTTGTTTTTCCTTACAGAGCACTGTTTATGGTGGATAACACGGGGGACGGATTACAGTATTATGAGCATCTCAAGAAACTTAAGGTTCCATGCGACCACATTAATCCAACTAACAGTTTTCAAGAAACGTTTGCTATGAGTTGGAAAAGAATCTTTGAGGAAGCTAAAAAGGGCGGACATAAATGGGTGATGAGTATTGAACAAGATAACATCTGCCCGCCATTGACGTTGGATATAATGCTTAACGTGGCTGGTTTCTGTAATGCTGTTCACGTAGCTCATAGTTATCCATGGCATAAGTGCCAAAGTGATAAGGGAGTGTTTACGGGGCTGGGGTGCAATCTGATTTTAACCGAGTTGTTGGATAAAATCTTTGCAAGACCTAAGTGGTACACAGATGCGTTTGAAGCAGAATTAACGGAGTATCCAAAGATTAACGGCTTAGTTAGTTTGGACGTTTACAACTTAATTGACGTTAGGCATGTAGACGACGAAAAGGGTATAGAGTATTATCACTTCAAAAAGGAATCCATCCCTGAATTAACCCACGGTGTAGTCAAGGAAAAGAAACCTACCACGTACAAGTGAGACAACATGAGTATTCCTTATTGGCTTTTGCGTTACTTGCCTTGTTGGATGCATATATGCCCAAAGTGCAGAAAGGAAGTTAAACGGAATAGTCATGAGTGTCCTCATTGCGGAGAGAAGTACCCGTTAACGCTTAAGATTCCGCCAACATTCTTGAAAGATAAAAAGACGCTTGAAGCATACGTTCACAAACATGTTTTTCCGAGAATCGGCGAGTTTGAACGCCATTACCTAACGCAGTATTTCACGGTGCTTTTTAGCGACGGATTTGAAACTAATGATCTTAGCGCATGGACAACTGTTACGGGTAACATTGCTACTTCGACGTTACATCCTAATGAAGGTACTTACAGCGCTTATTTAGACGGTTCCGGTGCCAATTGGTGCAGAGAAACATTAGGGAGTACATACACTGAATTACATTTAAGAGCTTACTTCTACTTCACGGTTTCGCCAACAACGGGTAATTATTCGAATATCTTGACTTTACAGGATTCCACTGGCACAGTGACGTTGGAAGGTTGGGTGTACATTGTCGGTGGTGTTTCGCACTTCGGAATTTACGTTAACGGCAACATTGTAGATTCGGGAATAACAGTACAAACAGGGCAAGAGTATTGCATAGAAATTGCGATGTTAAACGCTGTTTCTGGCTGGGGCAAAATGTGGATAAACGACGTATTAAAATGCGAGTACGATTACAACACAAGCGCCAATAATCCGTATAAATATTTGGTTTTAGGTGCATTTAACAGGACTGGGGACGCTTACACCGCTTATGGCGACAGTGTTGTTGCTGCCGACGTTTACATCGGGCCCATATCAGGCGTTACTAACGTTTCCGTGGCGGATTCATTGGCGGCTTCTGATGCGGTTTTACGCAACAAGGCTTTGATCGTCGCGGATTCTTTGGGCGCTGTAGATGCGTTTGGCTTAGGCAACAAAACCTTACGTATTGCAGACTCTATAGGCGTCGTTGATCCTTACGGATTGTTTGATCCTGCCATTTTTGACCCTGCAATCTTTGACACGACCGCCATGTTCAATTTGTATGTTAATAAGACTTTGAAGTTTGCGGATTCTGTTGGCGCCTTGGATTCCGTTTTGGGTAATAAGTCGCTGATTGTTTCTGATGTGGTTTCGCTTTCAGAGTTAATTAACGTAGTAACAGGGGCAATAATCAAAACTGTCGCCGACGTCATAGGCATATCGGACATTGCTTTAATCAACAAGACAGCCGTAATCGCTGATGCCGTGAGCGTTCTGGATCAGGTGTTTAGGCATAAGCCTTCTGTGGCTGTGGCGGATGTGGTTGCGGTTGCGGAGGCTGTTTTAGTTTCGAAGCTGCTTATGGTTGCGGATTCAAGCTTGCTTTCTGACAGCGTTTACAGGAATAAGCCTTCGCTAGCTATAGGCGATTCGATTGGTTTGGCGGATGCGCTCCTGAGGAACAAGACTTTTGCTGTTGCGGATTCCGTGAGTCTTGCTGATGTATTTAATATTCTGAAAACCTTGAAAGTATCTGATGTATTATCGCTTGTTGATGCTGTTTCTACGCCTAGTCGTGTGTTGCAGGCGCTTGATGCGGTAGGCCTCGCGGATAATGCCTTTGTTAACAAGGCTTTGTTGGTTACGGATAACGTTAGTTTGGTTGAGGTTGTTTGGGCTGGAATTCGCAGGGAAACTGCGTTGTACTTGGTTGTTGGTAATTTGGTGGTTAATTTGCGAACTGGGAAGGTTGATTTTGCCCTCTAATGGATAGGTGAAAAAGGTTTGGAAAAAGAGAAAGAAAAAACTATCGTAGAGCAACTTAAGAATATTCACCAAGGTGATTTGGTGGAAGTTAGCTGGTCTGATGCTTCTGTAGGCAAGAGTCTTGGCAGCGGGGGGGCTATTGATGTGCCGGTGCGGAGCTGGGGAGTTTTCATCGGAGTTTTAGGCGTGAAAGCTAAGCATATCGTTTTGGCGCAGAACAGTTTCTGTTATGCTGATGGCCTTTTCGACTTGGATTATACTGCTATTCCATTAAGCTGGACAACTGATGTCATGGTGATTGCTAGAGGGTACATTCCTAAAGAGTCAGTAGGTAAGTTTGTTAACAGTTTTTTGGCGGGTGGGCATCGGATGCTTAGTCGCGGTCGGGCTTTTCAGCGTCATATTTTTCAGCGGAGGCTGAGCACGGATGGTAGACCGGATTAGGCGTGCTTTGACGCGTCGGCGCCGTGTTCCTGGGCGTGCTGTTGTTGTTGAGGAGCCTAATGAGACGCTTGTTTATGTGGTGAAATTCGGCATTGGCATGACCGTTTGCCTTTCGGCTATTGAGATTGCGAACTTGGCTATTCTGCATGCGTGGAACAGTGAAGTGTTTGCGTCGATTTCTGGTCTTTCAGGCATTGTTATCGGTGTTTTTGTTGGAAGAAAAACGTAGGGCTAAGCTTGAAAGAGTGCGCAGGAAGGTTAAGGAGCACCAGGTTACGAGCGTTACTAGGTAATTTTGCTGTTTTTGTGCATTGTAAATTATGGTTAGCGGTAGCTATTTACTACGTACATTAAGGCCTGTTACGTGGTGTTTTCACTTTAACTCTACTCTCTACTGATGCGGTTGTCAGTTTGAAGAGTGGTTTTTTAACGCTAATGGATTGAGTTGAGGTTGTATGCGTGATCGCCGGGAAGTCTTTAGGATTCACAAGTGCCAAAGGACTTATGATAGGGAACGAGGTAGATTTTCTTTCAACATTAGTTATGAGACGCATACTGAGTTGACGCCTAGGACTGTTGTTGTTGCTGAAGCTTTTGGGCTTGGCATTGATGAGGCTCAGAAGTTCCCTGTTTTGAATGCGGAGCTGCAGGTAGGTCCTAAGGATATCGTTTTGATTACCGGTGATTCTGGGTCAGGCAAGAGTGTTTTGCTACGTGCGATCAGGACCGACCTGGGCGACGAAGCAGTCGACATGGCTGACGTCCACGTGGAAGAGGATAAACCGCTTATAGAGACTATTGGCAGCACTGTTGAAGAGGCCTTGGAGCTGCTCAGCAAGGTTGGGTTGAATGATGCTTTCTTGTTCCTACGTACATACAGCCAATTGAGTGACGGGCAGAAATACCGTTACCGAATTGCGAAGTTAATCGAGAGTGGAAAAAATGGAAAGCAGTGGTGGCTTATGGACGAATTCTGTGCAACGTTGGACCGTGACACTGCTAAAATTATCGCTTTTAATGTGCAAAAGTTGGCT